TTTTCTAGATGAGAACATCACTAGACATCCCAAACTACAATGGATGATGTTATGTGCATCTAGTCCCGGCTTAGGTAAACAATTTCATAATTACATCCCGCAAATTAAAGAAAAGGTCAGCAAATTAAAAGAAGAAGCTAAATTCAAAGATATAAAAGATTATTATAAAAAAGTTTATCCTAAGACAGATGAAAATGTAATAAACGAAGTTGCTACATTGTTTGTAGAACAACAACATAAGAAATGTAGGATAGCTGATTTTTATCCTAATATGAAATTGCAGGACATTGAAGTTTTAAATAATTTAGTTACTGAAACCGATATAAGGGATTATGAAGACCAACTCGGATTCTAATAAGTTTAAATGTGAATTCTGCGAAAGAGATTTTGTTAAGGAAAATACTCTTTTAAAACATGTATGTGAGAGTAAACGCCGCTGGCAAGATAAAGACAAAAGAGGAAATCAGTTAGGCTTTCAAGCCTGGGTACAATTCTACAGTAAACATACTTCTAAAAAGAAAAAAGAGTATGTTGATTTTGTTAAAAGTTCCTACTACAGTGCATTTGTAAAGTTTGGTAACTATTGTGTTGATGCACAAGTTATGAATGTTCCTAGATATGTTGACTATCTTCTTAAAGAAAAAATCAGTATAGATTTATGGAATCGTGATAGCAGCTACACTAAATTTATTATTGATTATTGTAAAATAGAAGATCCGTTAGATGCGATTGCACGAAGTATCGAAACAACTGTAAAATTGGCTGGTATAGAAAATATACAAACTAAAGATGTACTACGATATGGCAATATTAACAGAATTTGTTTTGAAATTACTAAAGGTAAAATTAGTCCCTGGATGCTTTATCAAAGCGATAGCGGTTTAAGTTTTCTTGAAAAATTAGATAACACACAACAGAAACTAGTTTTAGAGTACATAAATCCAGAACAATGGGCATTAAAATTTCATAAACAAAAAAATATCATATCCGAAGTTAAGGAGTTGTTACATGCCGGTGGTTATTGACAACAATAAATACCGTGTCAGAATAGATTGGACAAATTACAATCAAAACTGGAATGATATTTGTGCGGTTGCTGTAGAATATTTTGGATTACCGGGAGATAGATTTACTACAAGTGTGTGTAAAGACTATATGGATTTTTGCTTCACAGCAGAAACAGATGCAATTTGGTTTAGCTTAAAAGTAGAATGAATGACTATAAATCAATATTAACTGAGGGTGAGGGCTATAAGGTTCTTCCTAGTTTTATTCCTAGAAAATATATTAATGATTTTAAAACTAGGATCAAAGACCTATATCCGGTTAGGGCTAGCAGTAGTAAAAAAGTCTATGCCGAAGGTGATAGCATCAAGAGTTTAGAAGATATCAGTATATGGTGGAGCCAGTTTGTCCATAATATGCCCGAAGTGCAATCTATCATTAGATTAGTTGATCCTGTCATAAATGCACATTTTAATAATTTAAGTTTGTATGCCAGCGATACAGTTTTTATAAGCGCAGGTAGTAATTGGATAAACCCTCATGTTGATACCCCTCATAGATTTAAACAATACAATTATGATAAAAGACTATTAGGTATACAATGCATTATAAGTTTAGATCACATAGATAAAAATAGTGCTAGTACTGGGCTAGTTCCTTATAGTCAAAAAAGAGATTTCGATATCAATGAGTGCTATAAGGGTTCATATGACCGCTGGTTTTTAGAAAATATGGTTCAGCCCGATTTACCTACAGGGTCATTATTATTGTATAACTGTAGAGTTCTACATAGCAGCATGCCAAATCCGCAACAAACAGAACGCCCAGCTTTGTTGATAAATTACCTAGATAAGAATATAATGACAGAAGTGAAAAGTTTTGATAACATATGGGTAAGTAATGGTACAGGTTCCTAAAGATTTTCAAGACTATGAAGATGATGATGAAAAGATAGAGAAAAGATTGTCACGCTGGAAGTACTGGAGTAACCTCAAAACATTGATGAATGATTTTAGAGAAGAAACAGGTTCCAAAGATCATAGTGAATATCTAGTTTGGTTAGAAAACAAATATGGATTTAAACCAATAGAGACACATGATGGTATGATGACAGACGATCTTAAAATTACTGATGAAAAGAAGTATTTGGTTTATATACTAAAATATGGCAAATGACTTAATGATAGATTTGGAAACACTAGACACAAGTCCTTATTGTGTTATCCTTACTATTGGTATCGTTAGATTCGATCCTTATGGCGAAGGTATTGCTGAGGGTTGGACATTGAAGCCTACAATTGAAGATCAAACAGAAAAATACAATCGTATCATAAATGACGACACGATACGCTGGTGGAGTCAACAAAGTCCAGAAGCATTAGATGAAGCCATGAGTGATGACGATAGATTACCACTAAAAGATTGTATGGAAATATTATATAAGATAGGCTGGAATCGTAGAGCAGTATGGAGTCATGGAGCACCATTCGATGTTGTTGCTTGTGAGACCGCTATGCGTAGCACATTAGCAGACAGACCGAATCCTATACCTTGGCCTTTCTATACTGTGCGTGATACTAGAACATTGTTTGAAATTGCCGGAGTAAAGTTGCGTGATGGTGGACATATCACTAGCCATAAGGCGGTAGAAGATGCTGAACGACAGGCTATCGTTGTACAAGAGGCATACAGAAAATTAGGAATGAAACGATAGTGCAGGCAATAAGAAGGCATCAATTTTCATATTCAAACAATTATAAAATAATGCTACAATGGTTAGAAGAAAATATTCAAGAAAGTTTTTATGAGAATGGAAAAAAGTATAATAGTAGTAGTGTTAGCCAATTCGTAGAGTGGAGGAGTAAGGATACTGAGAGTTGGATATTAAGAGTAGCTGGAAACCCTCCCAAAATATATATACAGATACTTGATGAAGAAAAGGAAATACTATTTTTATTGAGATTTCAATGAAATTTAATAGCGATATTGACATTGACTTTGGTGATCGTGACTTGTTGTTAGACAAGATCAAGCACATACCTGCAAGTATGCGTAAGGTAGATCCAATACGCAAACATAATACAGGTGTTTATGTCACAGATATACCCTATGATCCAATCAATGATATGGCTAGTATTGATTACAATGAAGCAGAAGAACGAGGATATTTTAAATTAGACTTATTAAATGTACACATTTATAACAAAGTACGGGACGAAAAACATCTTATTGAATTGATGCGTGATCCTAATTGGTCTAAGTTAAACGACCCTATATTTGTTGAAAAATTGATACATCTAAGCAATCACTATAATAGTCTTAGAAAGATGCCTGAACCTGTAAATAATATACCAAGATTAGCAATGTTTCTAGCAGCAATTAGACCTGCTAAAAAACATTTAATAGGCCTACCCTGGAGTGAAGTAGCAAAACATATTTGGGAAAAAGATAATACAGGCTACACTTTCAAAAAAAGTCATAGTCTTGCATATGCAATGTTAGTAGTTGTGCATATGAACCTGCTTGAGGAAGAAGTTAATGGAAATTAGTTTATTAAAAGAAGGGGATCCAGCATTACGACAAGAAACCACATTGTGGGATTTTACAACTGACGGTGATCCTACTGAATTAGTTAAAAATATGGCCAAAGTCATGTTTCAAAATGACGGTATAGGTCTTGCTGCTCCTCAAGTTGGCGTGTTAAAAAAGTTGTTTATCATGGGTAATAGTGATAAGCTCTTTGTATGCATCAATCCTCAAATTATAGAAGGGGAAGGTACGGAGAAAGATATTGAAGGCTGTTTAAGTTTTCCCAAACTTTGGTTAAAGGTCAATAGATTTAAAACTATTCATGTAAAATATCAAGTGATATCTGGTGAAACTGTGGAAGAAAGTTTATCTGGAATTATGGCTAGAGTCTTTCAGCACGAATTTGATCACTTGAGTGGGGTATGTTTTGATACTAAAGTTGGACCAGTTGCACTGGATTTAGCTAAAGAGAAACGCCGAAGAAAGAACTAACCTATTCTTTTTACTAAAGTAATACTTTTTCTTTTAGACCTGCGCTTATTAAATTCTGATATACTTACAACTGGACCATGTACCACAACTAGATTCTTGTTGTTAAATGTCCTTAAATAGGGCTTGAAAATGGTCCATTCTTCCTTCAAAAAGATGTTTATAGGTATCTGACGATTGCTTTCCCACCACCAAATGTCACCTAATTCTAAAAATCTTTCTTTTATCTTAGGCTCGATTATAG